CCGGTGCGCGCTCCAGGGGTAGGGTCCAAGTTCACTGATGGCTTTCGCCACTGATACCCGTTTCGCGGGGTTTCTCGGGCCGCAGGCTTCACCGCAGCCTGCGGTCGATGATGCGTGGGAAAATTTTTTGCACGATGTCATCGCCGGGATTACCGGGCTGGATCCGATGTTGGTTCGCCCGCGCTGGCAGCCAGAACCGCCGGATATGCCTGACTTTGATGTTGACTGGATGGCGTTCGGCATTACCGATGCTCAGTTCGACTTTGAACCGGCGCTGATCCAGTATGATGACGGCAACAGTGGTCATGGGCAAGAGCTGCTGCAGGAACATGAAGTCGACACTGTCATGTGCTCGTTTTACGGCCCGAATGGCGGGAGGTATGCGAGTTATCTGCGGCGTGGTCTCTTTATTTGGCAGAACCGGGCGATATTGCGGGCCAATGCTTGCGGTATAGTCGAGATCGCGACGACGAACCGTGCACCGGAATTCATTCGCGAGCAGTGGCTGAACCGGATTGATATGAACGTCATCCTGCGTCGTGAGATTCGCTACCTGTACAATGTAAACAACATCGTGCGGGCGGTTGGCACGATGATCGGCAATGGTCCTGATTACACTATCGAAGTTGACATCGACACCGATAACGTTCCCCATCCTGAGGAGTACTGACCATGCAAGGCTTGAGCGTTTCGCGCGTAGTCGATGTCGAAGTTAGCTTCGCGCCGATCGCTGCGCCGTTGTCCCGGTTCGATACTCTGCTGATCATGGGTGATAGCTCGGTGGTCGACACTGGTGAGGCAATCCGCGAGTACAACACGATCGAAGAAGTTGCGGGCGATTTTGGCACAACGGCACCGGAGTATCAGGCCGCTGTGTTATTCTTCTCTCAAGTGCCGCAACCGACCACGTTGTTCATCGGCCATTGGGCGCGCACTGCGACTTCGGGGCGGTTGACCGGCGGCATCGTGCCGCTGGATGAGCAGCAAATGACGCTGTGGAATACTGTAGCAAACGGTTCATTCGGCATCGCAGTCGATGGTGCAGCGCTCCAGCAGGTCGTTGGCGTCGATCTGTCGCTGGCGACCAATCTCAACGGGGTAGCGACACGGATCAACACTGCTTTCACTGCCGCGACGCCGCCGATTACTGCCGTTTGCACCTGGAATGGTTCTAACTTCCTGATCGACAGTATCACTCAGGGGGCGATCTCCAACGTCAGTTTCCTATCATCGCCGACCGGGCTTGGCACTGACATTTCGGGGCAAATGCATCTGTCGGCGGCGACAGCGGTGCGCAGCACTACAGGTCTCGGGGCAGAGACGCCGGTTGCTGGTGTGGCGCGGGTCGATGGGCGCGGCTGGTACTCCCTGATGTTCGCGGCCAGCGTCGGGCTGACCGATGCCCAGCGCATCGCCATCTGCGGCTACATCGAATCGTCTGCCGATAAACATCTCTACGGCATTACTACCAATTCGGCGGCGGTACTCGACCCGACCGATACGACCGACATTGCTAGCCAATGTTCACTGGCTGATTACACCCGGACGGTCATTCAATACTCCAATACGCCGCATGCGATCGCCAGTTTCTTTGGCCGGGCGCTGACTACGAACTTCGAGGGATCGAACACTACGATCACCATGAAGTTCAAGACGGAGCCAGGGGTGATACCGGAGTTGTTAACGGCGACGCAGGCCACTACTATCGCGGGCAAGCGCTGCAACGTCTATGTCCAGTATAACAACGGCACGGCGATCATCGAAGAAGGCGTCATGAGTGGGCGCGCCTATTTCGATGAAATGCACGGGCTGGATTGGCTGGCGAATCGGGTGCAGACCGACATCTACAACGTGCTGTATCAGTCTCCCAAAATCCCGCAGACTGACCCTGGCATTCACGTGTTGGTGGCGACCGCTGATGGCGGATTGTCGCAGGGCGTTACCAATGGGCTGGTGGCACCGGGCCGCTGGACCGCGCCGGGCTTCGGTGAGCTGGCAACGGGCGACCTGCTGGCGAGCGGCTGGTATTGCTTCGCCGCCTCGGTCGACAGTCAGGACGCGGCACAGCGCGAGGCCCGCATCGCTCCGATGATCCAGATCGCGGTGAAGCTGGCGGGCGCGGTGCACTTCAGTGACGTATTGATTAACGTCAATCGATAACGGCGGGCGTAGCTCAGACGGTAGAGCGTTCGGTTGTGGTCCGGGAGGTCGCGGGTTCGAATCCCGTCGCTCGCCCCAAGTAGGAGAGGGAAGCTATGGCGACTTATGCGTTCCAAGATAACATGTGCTCCATCTCGGGGCCGAATGGTGCCTTCAGCATGGGGGCGGGTGCCGGTGACGCGGAAGGCGGCATTTCGGTGGTGATGACTGAAGACAAGTCCACCATGACGATCGGCGCGGATGGCGTGGTCATGCACTCGCTGCACGCGGGCAAGAGCGCGACGGTGACGGTGCGCTTGCTCAAGACTTCACCGACCAATGCGCTGCTGTCGGCCATGTACGCCAGTGACTGCGCAAATTCTCAAAACTTTGGCAATAACACCATCTCGATCCGCGACATGGCGCGCAACGACGTCATTGTTTGTCAACAATGCGCGTGGGCGAAGTTTGCCGATGTCACCTACGCGAAGGAGGGCGGTGAAATGACGTGGACTTTCCACGCCGGTATCGTCGACTTCATTCTCGGCACCGGGCTAGCAACGGCGACAGGCATCGCTGCTTAGAGGTGAATTATGCAAGAGATTGAGATTGAAGATCACCGGTATCGCACCGGCAGACTCAATGCCTTTCAGCAGTTCCATTTGTTCCGTAAACTCATGCCCATCCTCTCGGGCATGGGGGCGACATTTTCTGATCTGCCGACGCAGCAGTCTGCTGAACAAATGGAGACGGACACCGCTTTCTGGGGGGCATTGGGTCCTGCTGCCGCTGCCATCGCCGAAATGTCGCAGGAGGACAGCGAGTACATCCTCCAGACCTGCCTCAAGGTTTGTTCAGTATGGAATGGGCAGAGTTGGGTGCGCATCACCACGCCCGGCGGCGAGCTGATGTTCGAAGACATCAACATGATGGTGATGTTGCGGCTCACTTTCGCGGTGATGCAGGATAACCTGCAGAGTTTTTTCAGCGCACCCCTGCCCAGCGGTTCGGTAGCAGGGGAGACGGCTCAGGTTCTAGCGTACCCCTCGTCGCAATGAATGACGAGGAAGATTGGGTGATGCGGCCAGCAATTGAAGGCGTCTGTCGGTATGAGTCGCTAATTGACGGGACGCTGGATCTCGTTGACGTGGCTCGCATCAATGAAGCGTTAGATGTACGGGCGGAAAATCGTGCCCGCATCGATGAGTCAATGCGACAGGATTAAATGGCAGGCACCGTCCTTCATGAATTTTTAGTAAAACTAGGCTTCGTCACTGACGCGGCTTCGGCGAAGCGTTTCGATGACACCATCAAGTCCGGTGCCGCTCAAGTAAAGGCGTTCCAACTCGCATTGGTTGGTCTGGCGACCGGCGTCGAGGAGGCCATCCGGCGGACCCTTCGATCATTCGATCAGCTCTACTTTACTTCAAAGCTGACCGGGGTACCGGCTAAACTGCTGGCTGATCTGACCTATGGCTTGAAGGCTATCGGCATCGATGCCCAAAGGGCAATCTCCGGTATCGCTCAGGCGATGCGCGAGCCAGCCACCGCAGGTCTCATTACTGCATTGGTCGGCCAGACTAATAATGCCGGTGAGGCCTTCCTCAAGCTGGCTCATCGCTATGCTCTGGCGATCAAGACGGCGGGCGGTGAACAGAGTCAAGCGGCACTTGCTCTTAAGTATTCAATGTCGCAGATCCCTGGTGTGGATTTTGAGGAAATCCGCAACGCTGCGATTAACGAAGAGATCATGATCAAGGCGATGGAGACGCGGGCGCGCGTCGCCAAGCGCTTTCATCTCGATGACCAGAAAGCGGCGGAGAATGCACAGAAAGCGCAGTCGGCGTGGAATGAGTTCTCACTGACGATTGCGACTGGTATCGGAAAACTGATATCGGATAACTTCGATAGCATCGAGGAAATCTTCGAAAGCCTGTCGAAGTGGATGCAGAACCCGTCGTTGGTCTCTGCATTGGAGGGCATCGGACATGCTCTCAAGAAAGCCTTCATCGGGGTTGGCACCTTCATCTGGAATGAACTCCGGGCGGTCGACTGGCGCTATGTCTGGATACAGCTCAAAATCGGGCTGCGCGACATTGGGAAGTGGATTTGGGACACTGTATCCGGGATCGATTGGAAGGCGGTATGGGCCGCTTTCAAAGAGGCCGGTGCTGCCGTTTGGACTTGGTTCAAGGATGAAGTCAGCAGCATTGACTGGAAAAAGCTCTGGGCGGATTTCAAGTACGGGGCCAGCGTCGCGGCTACGTGGCTCTGGGATGAACTCAAGTCGATTGACTGGAAAAAGCTTTGGGAAGACTTCAAGTACGGGGCTAGCGTCGCCGCTACGTGGCTCTGGGATGAACTCAAGTCGATTGACTGGAAGTCCATCGGCATTTGGATTAAAGATTCCATTGCTGATACTGCTACTTTCCTGTGGGAGCAATTCAAGGCAATTCCTTGGGCGGCCATCGGCACTTGGATCAAAGATGGTGTCGTAGGCATAGCACAGTGGCTCGCTAGTTTCGATTGGTACGATGTCGGCAAGACTATTGGTGAATCGCTGATCGCGGCGCTGACCACCAAAATTGGTGGCGGTGATATGATGACGCCGCTCATCAAAGCATTTGGTGACATTGCTGCTGCTGGCTTCAAGATTGGCAAGGCACTGATGGATGGCATCAGTGACGCACTTGAAGCGCAAATTCCCGGCCTCAAGGCGATTGAAGATATACTGAATAAGTTAGCTGGATTACCGACTAGACAACCGGGCGGTGGCGGGCCACAGCCAGGACCGTCCACACCGCCGCCCGTCGATCCGGGCGGCGGTATAGCGAAGTGGTTTATTGGGCCTCGGAACATCTTTACGGGTGATCCGCTCGGTCTTGGTACGAACAAACCCAAGGAGAGCCACGAAAGAGGCGGCATCGTAGGAGCGGGTCATTATCAAAGTGGTGGTATTGTTCCGATCAATGCTCATGCAGGTGAGATGGTATTGCCTCGCAATATCAGCGACGGCATGCAGAAGATGTTCGGTCAAACTAACTTCATGTCGCCCGGCGCGGATGGTGGCGGCGGTCTGGCTTTGGAGTTCAAGCGCTGGTGGTCGGGTGACGCTTCATTCCGTCCCATCGTGGACCTCGCCGTCACCGTCTATGACAGATTGCTTGAGGTGTTGCTGAGTGTAGCTGATCAAGTTTTAAAGACGATGGGCTACGAGAAGGGTGTCTTTGGCAGTGGTGATCAACCTGCTCCCGGTACTCCCGGCGCTCCGGGGGGTCCCAGCGGCCCAGATCAGCCTAGCGGACCGAATGAAGTAAAGCCAGAGCAGGACGGCAAGATCGATCGTTCCAAGTTTGAGGAGGAACTGAAGAATAATCCTGAGCTGATGCAGAAAGTTTTGAATATTGCTGCCAGTGAACAGGAGACTAATCCTCAGGGTACGCAGGCCATCATCGAAAGCATGATGAACCGCGCGCAGGTGTATGGCACTTCATTAGCGCAGCAGGCCAGATGGACAAGTGAAGGTGGTTACTATGACGCCAAAGGACGGGCCAGAGGCGAAAGGACCGCGTCCGATCCGAAAAATGCGGCTATCCTAACGGAAAGCTTGAAGAAAGCACTGGCGGGCAGTAACATCAGCGACTATGCGACCGATAACGCTTCCGGTTCCTTTGGGCAGGGTGAAATCGACCGGGGCGAGTTCATTCTCGCCAAGAAGATCGCTGGTGAAATCTTCTCGACACCCGGATCAAAGGGCGGGGCCGGTATTCGAGCAAAGTACGCTGCATGGCGTGCGGCTTTGGCCGGGCAGGCTCCTTCTACCCTTACTGGGGGCGATAAAGACGCTCCGATCAGTGAGGAAGACCGCAGTCAAACTCCCGAATCCCAACGCAACGTTGCTGGATTGCCCAAACAAGCCGGTGCGGATGTCGCGGATCTGCAGAAAGGTTTTGCTGAGCGGCTGAAAGCGTTGGTTCTTGCCGCCAAGACGGCAACGGGCGAAACCGCCGTGGTCACTTCTGGGTTCCGTGACTATGCCCATCAGGCTCGGTTGTTCGCTCAGTCCGACCGTTCTGGAAAAATGGTTGCGGCTCCCGGTCACTCAATGCATAATCGCGGCTTGGCCGCCGATTTTATGCATATGTCGAAAAAGCTGGGCGATTACTTTCACGCGCATGCTGCCGAGTTCGGACTTAACTTTCCAATGAGCTATGAAGACTGGCATATTGAACCATCAGGAATGCGGCGTGGCGCGGCGGGGGCTGCTTCGCGGGCCGGTGGGCAGCATGCGGCGATGCAGGGTAGGCAGCTTGGCGGTGAGCGTCCACGGCAGGTAGCATCGGCGGGCGGCGGTCGCGGCGGCGGTGAAGTCCCGCCGGTTGTCGTCACCATCAACGTCAATGGCGTCATGAACCCCAAGGATGTAGGGGATCACGTCGCTTCGGTGCAACAACGTGTTTACGCGTCGTCATTTCGTAATTTCCAGGCAATAGCGACGTGAGTAACGCTCCAGATCCTTTCCTGTCCAGCAACCTCAATATTATCAGCGCGGCGACTGAAGTCTGGCGGTCGCTATCCAGCCACTTGCAGCCGAGTACTGGTCCAGGATCACAGCCGACCACTTCGCATGATGGTCAATGGCTCCGCAAGATCAGTGTGGCCGTTTATTCGAGTGGAACCGGCGGCAGCAGTGGCAGCAGCGGGTCCAGTGGCAGCGGTAGCAGCAGTGGGAGCAGCAGTGGGAGCAGCAGTAGCAGGGCCAGCGGTGACAGCGATGTTGGTGGGGGTGGTGATAAGACCGCTGCCACCTCTGGTAGTGGCAACAGTGCGACCAGCAGCAATGCCAGTCAGGGGATGGAGCTATCGGCGCTGCGCGTTAATTTCACCGTCAAGCACGCACAGGCCGGGTCTCCCGCCATCTTCTGGTGCCGCATCTACAACATGTCGCCGCAGACCATGGCGAAGGTCATTCAATTCACCCGTATTCAACTAAGCGCGGGCTATCAGTTTTCTGGTTATGGCAAGATTTTCGATGGCACAGTGGTGCAATACCGGCGTGGCAAGGAAAACCCGGTCGACACTTACCTTGAAATCCATGCGGCAGATGGCGATGACCGCATCAATCGAGCGATGGTCTTCGCCAACATGGCCTCCGGTGCCTCCGACAGTGACATCTTGAAGGAAGTGGCTAAACAGTCTGGCATGCCGGTGAAATTTCTGGACCCGGAAATTGGGAAACAAAAGACACAACGCGATCAAACCATTGCTCAACCTGCACGTGATAAGCTCCGCGAATTGATGTTAAAGTATGATGCCACCTATTT